TTCCAGCACCAAACCGCGCAGCCCGTCATCATCGCCAGACCGCAAATAGGCGTCAAACGCTTTGGTATGCGGCACATCGGCCTCGGCAGTCGCCGATAAGGCGGGCCGCCCGTAAGTCATCGTTTTATGATCAAGCATGGTCATACGCTCTTCCTGTTGTTGCAATGCAGTCTTCACTTCGGCCCGAAAGCCGCTGAATTCGTTCAAAAAACCCATCATGGCAGATTTCACATCCACCGCCGCGCCGTGGGGCAAACCTTCCCCGGCCCGTGCCTTTGCATCGGTCATCCTCATGTCCTTTCAAGGGTTCACCCAGCGCCCGCCTCAGCGGGCCGCCAACTCCCGGCGCGCATCCTCAAGGATCTGCGCCACACTCGCCCAGGTGTTGCCCAAGGCATCGCCCTTTGCCGCCACCCGCGCTTCTGGCAGCATGGGAAACGTCACCAGCGACACCTCCCACAGCTCCAGCTCCGACAAAAGCCGTTGGCCCTTGCCATCTTTTTCGACTCGCAACGTGCGATAACCGATGGAAAGCCCGTCAATCGCGCCCGCCGCCAGCAGCGCCACCGCCTCGCGCCCCTTTTCGACATCCGCCAAAATCCGGCCCTTCACATACAGGCCCACGCCGTCCTCGCGTACCTCGTCCCACACGCCAATGGGCTGCGCCGGGTCATGCTGCCACAGCATTTTCACCCGCCGCCCCGCCCCCGCCAGCGCCTTCAGACTGGCCGCATAGGCGCCTTTTTGCACCACATCGCCGCCCTGATCGCGCTTGCCAAACAAGCTGGCATAGCCTTCAATCACCCTGCCATCCGTCACAATCAGCCCCGCTTCCGGCACATGAAACTTGCGTTCCAACGCGCCAAATCCTTCAAAATATCCCATCATTTCACCTCATTGCCGCCGACAGCACCGCCTCGGCCCCCTGCGCCAGCAGAAAGGCCACGACCCCGTAAACCCCCAGCCAAATGCGCTTTTCCAGCCGCTCCAGACTGCCCTCAATCTGGCCCAGCCGGTATTCCAGCCCCGTCCAGCGTTCCTCCGCCACGCGCTCATTTGCCTCTATTCGCGCCGCTGCCGCATCAAAACTGTCGTACAGATACCGCGACCCGCCCGCATCCTTGCCGCGCAGGCTCATTCATCCTCAGCCAGCGCTGGCAGGCCCAACAGCCCACGCTTTTCCGCTGGCGTCAGGAAATCCGCACCACCAATCCGCGCCCATTGCTGGTCGCGCTCGCCGGCCAGCGCCGCCACTTGGTCCAGATCGGCCTTAAACTCGACCTCCTCACCCGAAAACGCCGACAGCCAAAACGATAGCGCGGCGGTGACTTTCGACACCAACGGCAACACCGTCAGCCGGAAAAACGCGCGGTTCGCTTCTTGATAATTGGCATAGGTCGCATCGCCGGGTATCCCCAACAGCATCGGCGGCACCCCAAAGGCGATGGCAATATCGCGCGCCGCCGCCTCTTTGGTTTTCTGAAATTCCATGTCAGACGGGCTAAACCCCATCGGTTTCCAATCAAGGCCGCCTTCCAGCAACATCGGCCTGCCCGCATTGCGCGCGCCTTGATGATGCGATGCCATCTCATTCAGCAAACGATCATACTGGTCACTGGTCAGTTGCGATTGGCCATCCAACCCCTTGTAAACAATCGCACCGCTGGGCCGTGCGGCATTGTCCAGCAGCGCTTTGGACCAATGCGACGCCGCCACATGCACATCCAGCGCAACCGCCGCCGCTTGCATTGGTGAAAAGCCGTAATGGTCATCTTGCGGGTGGAAATTGCGAATATGGCAAATCGGTTTCAACTCCCCCGTCATGTCAAACCGATGCTTCCGGTTCCCCACGGTATAGTCATAGGCCACAGGCCAACCATCCGCCCCCGGCACCAAATGCATCCGGTCCGACCGCAGCACATGCAATTCCGCAGGCAGCAACGCGGGCCCCTGCACCGCCTCAATATACGCGTTGCCCGACAACAGCAGTTGCCCATAAAGCGCCTCCAACAACTCCGCGCGGCCCTGCATCTGGTTCGGGCGCTTGACCAGCGACATCAGTGGATGCACCTCATAGCGGCGCAAAGTATCTTGCAAAACCAACGGCATCGCCGCCGCGGTTTCCGCAATCATCTTGACCGCCCGAAACCCGATTGGGTTGCCAAGGAACCCCGTCTTGGTCAGGCTCACCGCATCGCGCGGGCTCCACGCCACCCGCCCCGAACTGCCATAGTTAATCACCGGCCCCGCCGCTGATGCTTTTTGCTCCGGCACCGGGGCCGCACCGCGTTTCAGAAAATCGAACACCATCTCGGTCAGCTCCTTTGTCGTGTCTGGGGGGCGGCGCGTTGCCCCCTCGGCTTGAGCCCAAATCTGATCCAATTTTATTAAAATGTGTTAAAGCGTGCGCACGGTGGGTCGTTGGTAATGCGTGGCCGCGTCCACCATCAGATCGGTCAGCGCCCAAACCAGCGCATCCACGCGGTCCGGGCTGCCCTTGGCCTGAAACCCGGTGCTGGTCATCAGGCACATCTGCGCCTCCAGCGCCCCAAGATTGGGCAAATGGCAGACCCGCCCCTGCTCATAAAGCGCCGCCACAGGCTCGGCGCGCACCACCTTGCCCCGCGTGGCCCGTACCGCGCGGTACGACACCAACGGGTCGATCTGGCGCAAAACGCTTTCCACCAAATCCCCACCTTGGTTCACCTCCGCCACCACGCGGTCAGCGCCCCAACGCTCTTTGGCGGCGATCACGGCGCGCGCCCACGCATCGGGTGACGCCGCCTGCACCGTGGCATCCTCCAACACAAACGCCCGCCAGGTTTGCGGCGGCCCGTCCGTCACCGCCCCCACCACCATAATCCCGCAGGCATCCGACCCCGCATGCCCCGTCACCGGCGGGTCCACCGCCACCACAATGCGCGACAGCCCCGGCGCACGTTCCACCCGGGCCGCCTCAATCCGCGCCAGCGACCACATCGCGCCCGCCGCCTCCTCCACCAACAGCCCCTCCAACTCCTGCCGCCCCTGCGCCGTGCCCGCGTAACGCCGCTCCACCTCCTCCAGAAATGACGCCGCCAAATTCGCCCGGTTCGCTTGCGTCGGCGCATGGGTCGCCACAGTGGATGGGTTGCGCAACACCGCTTTCAACACCTCCACATTCTTGGGCGTGGTCGTCACCACCTGCTGCGGATGCGCCCCCAACCGCAGCGCAAATTGCAGCATGTCCCAGGTGTGCTGCGCATTGGGCCATTTCGCCAACTCATCCACCCAGGCCGCATCAAACTGCGGCCCGCGCAACTTCTCGGGGTTATGCGCGCTATACGCGGTTGCCGTGGCCCCATTCGCCCAGACCAACCGCGCCGCACCCGCCTCCCATTTCGGGCGGCGGTCGGGGGGCGAACAGGCCAAAATCCCACTATCACCAAACACCATCACATCGCGCACTTGGTCCACACTTTCGCCCACCAACGCCACCCGCCGCGCGCGGCCCGCATCCAGCGGCAGCGCCCCTTCAACCTGCCCCCGCACCCATTCCGCCCCGGCGCGGGTCTTCCCCGCCCCGCGCCCCCCCATAATCACCCAGCTTTTCCACGCGCCTTCAGGTGCCAACTGATGCGGCAACGCCCAAAACTCAAACATCCACGGCAGGGCCAGCAACGCATTGTCGCTCAATCCCCCCAAAAACGCCTCAACCCCCTCCGGCGTCGCGGAGGCGAGCCAACCTGCCCCCGATTTCATCGCGCGCGGCCTCAAGGTCGAGGATGCTTTCCCCAATGATCCCAGCTGTATCTGTGCGGATTTTGTCAAGTTTTGTCCTTTCATCCATTGCCAATTGAAACGCGGCCTTCAAATCGCGCACCGCCTGCAAGGCCGCTTTCGCGTCTTGGGGCGTGCCGGTTTTTGCGGCCTTCACAGCGCGCGCCAGTTCCAACCCGGCATCGCGGTACATTTCGTCCACCGCCGCCAGCAACTCTGCCAGCGGCGCGTCCCCTATTTGGATATTCATCGTCATTTGTGCTGCGCCCGCCTCATGCTGCCCGCACGAGAGATGTGAAAAAGCGGCCCCGGGGTCACCCCCGTGCCGCTTGCCCACGTCTTCTAGCATGTCAAAAGGTGTACCCGCGACCGCACGCTAAGTCAAGTTAAAACCCAACAAAACCAACGGCTTAGCCGCGCGCTACGTTAACCAAACCTTCACAGGTTCAGTTGCCTTGCACCCCTGTCACCGCATTTTGCCCCTGCTGCGCTTCGATCGCGCGCCACTTTACCACATTGGCGTTATGGTCCTCCAACGTCA